TGCAAACGGCGCGGCAGAGGATGCCACAGCAGCCGCGCAGAACGCGCTTAACATCGCAAACTCTATCGCGGCTATCGAACCGCCGTCAGATGACGAGGTGCAAGAGCTGCGCGACGAGAACGCGACGCTTGCGACAGCCCTTGTCGAGCTTCAGGACGGCTACATAGTCCTTGGAGAAACGGCGTACATGCCTACAAACAGACGAAGCGCCCTATCCGGCGAGACGATCACGGTTGCGCAAGCCACCGTGGGCGGCGAGACGGCGACGCTCAACTAAGAAGGGAGACTATCAATGGCTGATTTGTCGCAGTTTTCAATCAACGGCACCGCCTACAACGTAAAGGACACGTCGGCGCGGAACACCGCGAACGCGGTAACGACCGCCGAGGAATACGACCGCCAGCACGCTATCAACTCCTACGGCGGGCGCTCGCTCGCTTCGGTCTTCGCTAACGAGATCGGAAGCACCGACATATACACGTGGCTGCGCAACCGCGCCCGAAACGCGAACTTCGCGGGGCTGCGCATCGGCGACTACATCGACGTTCCGGTTTCCGAAGGCGACAACGTGCCCTCGCAGACGGTGCGCTACCGCATCGGCGCTATCGACCAGTATTACAACTGCGGCGACACCGCGAAGGGACACCATATCGTCATGGTGCCACTCGCTCCCGTCGCAGTTAAGGGCGACAAGGCATCCAACACGAGCTACCTTCAGTGGCGCGAGACGAACGACAACAACGGCACCGCCGAAGAGAAGCACCCTTACTTGTGCTCGAAGCTCCACGACTGGGAGATCAACGATTTCTTGCCAGCGCTGCCGTCAACGCTTCAGAGCGCCATTCTCTCGCAGCGCGTGCTTCTCGAAGAGCGCTATTCGTCTTCGGGAAATCTCACAGAAGCGAGCGGTTGGAGCTGGGCAGACTTGGGCAAGATTTGGTCGCCCTCAGAGATGGAGGTTTACGGGTGCCCGGTCTGGGGAAGCAAGGGCTACTCTGTAGGCTTCGATAGCCAGTTCCCCATCTTCACTGACACCGCAAGCCGCATCGCGGGCGGTCGCGTCTCTTGGTGGCTGCGCTCCGTCATGGGCGGGTCGTCGTCCTACGCGTGCATTGTCAGCAGCAGCGGCACTGCCAACAGCAATGCCCCGACGAACGACTGGTTACGCCCCCTGCCGTGCTTCCTCCTAGGCTGATAAAATCAGCCGTACTAGGTACTGGTCTGGCGCATGCCTTGCGCATGCGCCTTTGCTTCCCCGCGCGAAGCGCGGGCGAAGCAATTTTCAAAAATCACGGAGGGGGGGGGGATGTTGAAAATTGAGCGGCGTATATGTGCGGAACCGCAACCTAAGCTCGTTCGAGTATTTCAACACTGCTGTTTCGATTCGAAACGACGTGACGCGTCTTGTGGCTTCGTCGGCGGTGCCGAAGTCTTATCGCTTCATCCTCGCCGTCCCCATGGCGGAGACGGCGCGAAGCTTGGTGTTCAATCTGGTTAAGGCTGATGCCTTCTACCCGAACACGGCTCGCAACGTCGAAGAGCGCAAGCATTACATGACGCTTGCGATAGCGGACTTGCAGCAGCTATACCAAGACCTGCAATGCCTTATGGCTATGAATCTGCCGGTGAAGGTCGCGCGGTTCGAAGCGATATCAGAGAGCATAGAGAGCGACATAAAGCTGATAAAGGGCGCTCGCGCGGGCGTGAAGCTCATTGGGAAGGGTTAAAATGGTCGCGCGTTGTCCCTTGGAAATCATCGCGTCAATTGGTGGCTGCGCTCCGTCATGGGCGGGTCTTCGTCCAACGCGTGCAATGTCAACAGCAACGGCAATGCCAACAACAATGCCCCGACGAACGACTGGATACGCCCCCTGCCGTGATTCCCAAGCCTTGCCAGACCGTGCGGCCATAAGCGCCGCGCGCCGTGCATTTGAGGAAGGAAGGGGCGACCGTCGGGCGCAAGCCCGTAAATATGCACCCCGCGACGGTTGCCGTTCGCTGCTTGCATGGCGCGGTTCTCGGCTTCCGACCGCGTTTCATGGTCAACCGTCAAGCGGCTGCTGGATGCCGGTTGTGAGCCGCGCGGGGTGCCCTCATGAACTCTGAAGAGCGCAGGGCTGCGCGACGCGCAAGGCGCGATGCCAAGCGCGCGGAGAACCGGACTAGGCGCATCGAGGGATGCACGCTAGAAGCCGTCGCCGACCTCGATAACCTATACGATGCCGCCAACGGCGCTGCCGCTGGCGTTCGCTGGAAATCGAGCGTGCAGCGATACATGGCACGCGTAGTTCCAAACATCATGAGGGCGCGGCGCGACCTTCTCACGGGTGCCGACTTCCGGCGCGGCTTCATCGAGTTTGACTTGTTCGAGCGCGGCAAGCTTCGTCACATCTGCTCTGTCCACTTCTCGGAGCGCGTCATACAGAAGTCTTTGAGCCGTCACGCCCTCGCGCCCGCGATCTGGCCTACACTCACCGATGGATGCGCCGCGAACGTCAAAGGGCGCGGCACAGACTACGCGATTCGCCGGATGAAGCGCCAGCTTGTCGAGCACCACCGAAAGCACGGAACGGAAGGCTACATCTTGCAGGTCGATTTCGCGGACTACTTCGCAAACATCGACCACGACGCTTGCAAGCGCCTTATCGACCGCGCCATTGACGATGAGCGCGTTAAGCGCGTCATGAACGACCAGATAGACGCTCACGGCTCACGTGGCTTGGGTCTGGGCAGCGAGCCGAACCAGATTCTAGCCGTCGCCCTGCCGTCGCCCATCGACCATCTGATGCTTTCCCTTCCGGGCATCTTGGCGAGCGGGAGATACATGGACGATAGCTATTGCATCGCGCTTGAAAAGCAGACGCTTTGGGACGCTCTTTCTCGCATCGAAGCGCTCTGCGACGATCTGGGAATCATCATCAACCGCAAGAAAACGCGCGTCGTGAAGCTGACGCGCGGCTTCGTGTTCCTGAAGAAGAGGTTTTCATATGGCGAGGGCGGAAAGGTTGTCGTTCGCCCGTGCCGTTCCTCCGTGACGCGGCAGCGGCGAAAGTTGAAAAAGCAAGCCGCTCTTGTCGCCAAGGGGATTATGACCGTCGAGCAGGTCAACCAATCCTACCAGTCATGGCGCGGCAGCATGCAGCGCCTTAGCGCGCATGAGACCGTGAAGCGCATGGACGCGCTATACAAGGAGCTTTTCGGCTGAGAGCAGCCAAAAGGCAAGGTATTCAAGCCCTCGCATTCGCGGGGGCTTTTTTGTTGCGAGAGAAAGGGGAACACATGGCATTCACCGAAGAGGAAGAGGGCAAGCTTCGCGCGATCATCGCCATTTTCGACGGCCAAGCGCCGTCGCTCTCTAGCGACGTGGCGGCGAAGTGCCCTGCGCTTTTCGCGGAGTGGGACGGCGAAGGCCACGCCTACGCCGAGGGCGAGCGCGTGCGCTTCGAGGGCGTGCTTTACACGTGCCTTCAGGCGCACACGTCGCAGCCCGATTGGTCGCCCACGGCAGCGCCGAGCCCTTGGGCGCAGGTGCTTGAAGCAGGAACGCCCGACACGCCGACAGAGGAAGTGCCCGAATGGGTGCAGCCCGATTCTACGAATCCCTACCCGCTCGGTGCCCGCGTCAAGCACAACGGCAAGGTCTGGGAATCCCTCGTTGCTAACAACGTATGGGAGCCGGGGGCTGTCGGCACCGAAACCGTCTGGCGAGAGGTGACGGAGGGCTGACGTGGCGGAGAGCGTTTTAGACCATGCAGCGGCCTTCGGTGCCGAATGGTTCTTCGCGTTCCTCGTTGCTATCGGCTTCGGAATACTCGCAAAGCAGTTGCTTAACGAGTACCAGCGCAACAACGAGCGCAAGGCAGAGCTTGAAGAGCGAAACGCGGCGCGGCAGGCCGAACTAGAGCTGAAGCGCGAAGAGCGCAAGCGCGACGAACTCAACGAGCGCGCGCAGCGCGACCGCGAGCGCTCGGAAATGGAAGGCCGCATCGCTGCGCAGATGGAGCGTAGCAACAACATTTCGGAAGGGCTGCAAGCAGCTATGGAATCTCTCAGGGCTTCCACGGCGGCGCTGCACGACGAAATCAGGGAATCGCGCGAGCACTCGCACGACATGGCAAACAAGGTCGATCACATCTACGACCGCGTAGACCTCATCTATGAAAAGGAGAACTGAAATGATTAACTTTACTGCACGAATCAAGAACAAGACGTTCTGGCTTACTCTCATTCCCGCCGTCCTGCTGCTCGTGCAGGTGGTCGCCGCGCCGTTCGGCTACCAGTGGGACTTTGGAGTTCTGAACGAGCAGTTGGCCGCGATCATCAACGCGCTTTTCGCCGTGCTCGCGATTCTTGGCATCGTGACCGACCCGACCACGGCGGGCGTTGGCGATTCCGCGCAAGCGCTCACCTACACCGAGCCGAAGCGCGATGAGTAGGCTAAAGGCTGTCGCCCTCGTGCTTTCCGGCGCGCTCGCGTCAATTCTCTTCTGCGGCTGGCTCATCGTCGGCCATATCGAGAGCGACGCTGGCGCGCTCGCTGAAGCGCGCGAAGAGGGTTACGCGGCGGCTGAGGAAGACCGCCTAGCAATCGTTGCCGATAGGCCGATTGCCGAGGGTAACAGCATGCCGCTATGGCTTCAGACCGACCCGCAATGGGACTACATACCATATGCGGGCGGCACCATCGGCGACCACGGCTGCGGCCTTGCATGCGCCGCTATGGCTGTCAAATACATGACGCTTCAGGACATTACGCCGCTCACGCTCGCATCGTTCGTGGGTGACACGTGCCTTACCGATGGCGTTAACGACCCCGGCAAGTTCTGCGCGTGGATTGCCGAGCATTACCCGGAATACGGCATCGAGAGCACGCCGATTTCTTACGATCTCGCACCCGTCCTTCAAAACGTGTCCGATGGGTGGCTTGCCTTCGCTGGCATGAGCGGAACGCTCGGCGATAGGGACTACGGCGGGCACGTCGTGCTTATCTGGCGCGCCGACGATGACGGCTACTGGATACGCGACCCGGCGAGCGCTGTGAACTCAGCGCGCGCCTTCACGCTCGAAGAGCTAGAGCAGGTCGATTTTCATTACTTCTACTGCATCAGAGGGGGCTTCTATGGCACTCAACGGCATTGATATTTCTAACTACCAGCGCGGGCTTGACCTCGCGCATGTGCATTGCGATTTTGTTATCTGCAAGGCGACAGAGGGAACCACCATCGTTCACAACACCTGCGACCCGTGGATTCAGCAGGCTATCAAACTCGGCAAGCTCTGGGGCTTCTATCACTTCATGAACGGAGAAGACCCCATCGCTCAGGCTAAGCACTTCGTCGCAAGCTGCCGTAACTACTTCGGCAACGGCATTCCCATTCTCGATTATGAGATGTACGGGCGCATCGGAACCGACAAGGCAAAGCAGTTCCTCGATTACGTCTACGATCAGACCGGCGTTCGCTGCATCGTCTATATGAGCCGAAGCGTTTGCACAGAAGAGGATTGGTCGAAGATCGCGCCGAATCACGCGCTCTGGGTTGCGCAGTACGCTAACAACAACCGCACCGGCTACCAGTCTTCGCCGTGGCTTCCCGATGGCGGCTTCGGCGCTTGGGGTAGCTGCGCAATCCACCAGTACACGTCGAATGGCCGTCTCAATGGCTTCAACGCGCCGCTTGATCTCGATATCGCCTATATGACGCGCGAAGCGTGGGGCAAGTTTGCCAACCCGTCCGGCGCGGCAGCGCCCGACGTTCCGCCCGCAGAGGTCGCCGAGCCTTCGCCGGAGGGCACGACGCTTGACCTTGCAGCAGCGGTCATGCGCGGCGATTATGGCGTTGACGATGAGCGCCGCGAAAAGCTCGGCGACCGTTACCAAGAGGTGCAAGACCTCATCAACTACATTGACGGCGCTTCCGCTTCTCAGCTCGCAGATGATGTGGAACGCGGAATGTTCGGCGTTGTGCCGACGCGCAGCGACGTTCTGGGCGACCGCTTCAGCGAGGTTCAGGCAATCGTCAACCAGAGGGCGGGCGTTGGCGCTGCACGCGTCTACACTGTCAAGAGCGGAGACACGCTCAGCGAGATTGGCGCTTCGCTCGGTATCGACTGGCACACCATCGCAAGCAAGAACGGCATTGGGGCACCTTATACGATCTACCCCGGCCAGAAGCTTTCTTATTAGTGTTCAAGCGGGGTACCCTGACAAGGGGTGCCCCGCTTTCTGGCGTTAGACGGGCTTACAGCAAGCCGCCCATCTGGTGTTTTGTAAACACCGGAAATTGCTATTTTTGACACGTGCCAACGACAACAAACCAGTTTTTCGATACTCTAACTATGCAAGTATCAAGCTGGATAGCTGCGCGGTTGGCGGTGCTTGTGGAGTTCGCCGTTTTTCTCATAAGCTCCACCAGCGTAGAATTAGGCGAACACCTCTCTTCGTAGAGGTGTTCGCCTTTGTCAACATCATTTGGCGTAAAGCCGTCACCGTGCTTGTCAAAGGCGAAGTAGACGCGTACGCGGTTGTTCTTGCTGTCGATTTCCGCAAACCGAACAAACTTGTTGAGTATGTCGAGCGGCGTTAGCTCCGTTGCGATCTCATCGAGCCAAAGCATGAGTTCGTCAACGCCGAATGTCAGCGATTCTCCGCGCTCGGCGATGCGCAACTGCGCTTCGATTTCGCTTTTGCGGCGCTTCAGTTCGTCCGTTCGTTCCTTTCCGCCCGGTGGTGCTATTCCATCCTCTATCGCTTGCCAAATGCGCTCAAACGCCGCGTCAATGCGTCTCAGCTCTTTCTTCAGATAGTAGCTTTCTGGCTTCGTCTCTTCCTGTTCGGACTGATAGAGAGCCATACCCTGCGCTATCCTCTTCCGCACGTCTTCGCGCGCCACCGCTTGAAGCGTCATATCCACAACGGCATCTTCTATAAGATCGCGCCGTACAGTTCTGCGACACTTGCGACAGCGGTAGTAGTGATAAGCCCTACCCGTCTTAGACGTTCCACTCATCCCCGCCATTGGCATACCGCACTTCGAGCAGTAGAGCTTTCCGGAAAGCGGGAACTCTTTTGCCGAATCGACCTTGCGGCGCGGACGGTGCCTGTCGTTCAGGATGCTTTCTATCATGTCCTGCTCTACCTGCGGCCAAAGACCGGGCATCCCGCCATATACAACGTGACCGGCGTAGCTATACGTGCCGCCGTTCTGCACCCTCCGCAGAAGCTTAGTCACCTTGTCTTGGTTGAAGGGCTTTCCATTGCGCGTCTTCTCACCTTCGAGCGCCCGCACGATATCTGCCACCGAGCGACCGGAAAACAACATGTTCTTCATCTTGCGCATAAGTGACGCTTCTCGCTCGTTGACGCTATAGCGACCGTCCACGATATCCCATCCGTAGAGGGCGTGTCCGTTGGCAAGGCATCGAGCAGCGTTCTTCTGGATGCCGTCGCGTATGCGCTCGCTGTCTATGGCGCTTTCCCATTCCGCGAGAACTTCGAGCATGCCGAGCTGAAGAACACCGCTCGAACCGCTCGCGATCTCTTCACCCGCGTACAGTATTTCTACACCAGCCTTGCGAAGCATTATGCGCGCTAAGGCCATTTCGTCGCGGTTGCGCATTATGCGCGTCACCTTATAAATCACCACATAATCAAATAAACCTAACTTCGCATCGTTCATCATGCGCTGGAACTCAGCGCGATTAACATTGCGCCCCGTCTGCGCATAATCGCAGTATTCGCGCACAACCTGCAATCCCTCGCGCTCGCAGTATTCGCGCGAGTTCTCAACTTGTATCTCGATGCTTTCCGAACGCTGATTGTGCGAGCTGAAGCGCGCATATATGGCGGCTCGGTTCTTCGCCATGCTAAAATCACCTCTTAGAGCGGTCGCGGCAAAGCGACCTGCTTTTCACCTATTCCCCGCGCGCCAACCGCCAAGAAGCCGTGCGGGGATTTTTTTATTGCCTGATCTCGTTCAGCTCGGCGATTCTGCCTGAAAGAACGAGCATGCTAGGCAGTGTTTCCGGCGCACGTTTCGCATAGCGCTTCACGCTCTCGATATTCTCGAAAAGGTGTTCGAGCGTGTCAGAATACATAGAGACGCACCGCATTAGCTCTTTGTATTCGTGTTGCTGCTCTTCATCAAGGCTGCTGTTATCTACAGCGTCCATGAACTCATTGAAAGCCGCGTCGTAGCGCTCTTCTGCCGTCATTCCTATTACCTCCTTCTATGCCGTCTGCTGCTTGGCTTCAGACATATGACGTTCGGCCATTTCTTTAGACATGCCCGCAGCATCGCGGGCGGTATCTAGAATCCTGTCTTGCCTGTCCGGCGTACTTGCTCGGTAGCACCTCAGCAGTTCGGCTTCGAAATCGTCTTCGAACTCGCGACCTTCGTTCTTACCTTTAGGCCAGCCGCACAGATCGTTGACGCTGCAATCGAGGGCGAGGGCAATTTTATAGGCACTGTCCAATGGCAAGGCGGTTTCGCCACGCTCCCATGCGCCAACAACTCTGTCTGTTTCGCCAATCAATGAAGCAAGTTGGCTTTGGGTCAGCTTCTTTGTCTTTCGAAGCTCCTTCATTCGCAATGTGTAGCTCATCGTCTTACCTCCTTCGGCGTACATTCTACCAATTTCGTGTACTTAAATCTACGAAATCAGTATTTTGTTGTTGACTTCTTCCGTATTCGTAGATAGGCTATAGCACGACATACGAAATTCGTAGATTTGAAAGGAGGTCAACCATGCCTGAGTTCAAACAGGTTGTGCGCAAGCGGCTTCGCGTTCTCATGGCCGAAGCGGATATGAACGCCGAGCAGCTTTCTTCGGCTTCCGGCGTTTCGGTCGATGCGGTGCGCCAGTACCTGCGCGGCGAGACTGCGCCGCTTTTGGAGACGGCTTGCAAGCTCGCGGAAGCACTGGGCTGCACGCCCAACGATCTTTGCGCGTTCCCGAAGGAGGTTTAGGACATGGACGTTGTAGAGAAGAGGCTTACCGAAGCGGTCAAGGAGAACGAAACGTTTCTTGGCGATTTCCTCGGTCTGGATGTTCACGGTGCGGACGGGTGGAACCTATCGTGCGCGGGGGTCTGGTTCAAGGGAGAGCTTGGACGCTTCGGAATCGTCGCGCCACTTGCGGATGAGATTGAAGGGCTGTTTGTCCGTTATGCCGGTTCGGTGCTCGCGAGAGCGCCAAAGACGCGAGAGAAATTCGACGTGATGGGCAGCGATCGGCGGCGTAAGGAATGAAGCGCTTCTTAATGATGGCTGCTTCAATCCTTATCGCGGCGATTCTTCCGTTTGCCGCTGTCGGGCTGTTTGTTTTCTCGCTTGTCGGCTTGTATCTGCTGAACCCGGTATTAGGAAACCTTTTTTACGCAGCTCTAGCAGTATCGGCGTTTGCGTTCTTCGTCTTCGTTGTATCTCGCTCGCTCTTCGACCTTTTCAGCACGATTGCTAACAAAGCAGATTCAAAAACGGAGGTTTCAGACGATGAAAACCGATAAGAAAACCGTTGGTTTTGGGGGTGGTTTTACGGATGCGCGAACCGTGCGGCCTAGATGCCGCGCAACGGCGGTTCTACCACGAGATTTCGGCTATCGGTATCGCGTGGTTGTTTCGAAGAAAGATGCCCGCCCGGTGTTGCAGCACCGAACGTGCGCGTCAAATGGAGCCTACCAAATGACAAGCGACAGTATAGCGCGCATGCCGCGCTACCAGCGCTGGGGATTGTATGCAATCGCCGCCCTTACGCTAACCGGCATCCTTCCTATGGCCGCTGCCGCCCTTCTGGGTTGGTTGTGCGATCTCGTGGGCTGGTGGCTTCTCATCCCACTTTACGTCGTGGTTGGGCGCGTCTTGTGGCGCGTGATTTGGTCATGAAGGCCGAAGTCTACCGCGACAACGCGGGCTTCTGGATGGCGCGCATAGAGGAAGACGCGAGCACGCCGGAAAACCGGGGCATCGGCAGGGTCTACCGCCGCCAGATGCTACCCGTCGCACCATCGGCGAGCAAGGCGGAAGCAGAAGCGGCCTTGCGCCGCGTCATGAGCCGTGAAGCGAGGTGCCCGCGCCATGGACACCGATAACTACGCGCAGCCACTCGAAAAGGTCATGCGCGAAGAGCGCAGGCCGCGCCCGCTGCCGCTGAAGGCGCGCGACCATATGGAGCTTTTCGAAGAGTGGGTGCGAATCAACCCGGACGCTATGCGCGAAATCGAGCTTACCGCGCTCGCTATCGACGCTCGCGGCATCCGAGTTTCGACTAAATACCTCATCGAGAAGCAGCGTTACGAAGGCGGCGCGAAGCTCAATCCCGTGACGTTCTACGACGATCAGGGCAACCCGCACACATACGGAATATGCAACACCATCACGCCGCTTCTGGCGCGTTGGCTGCTTGAACGTCACCCCGAAATGAACATCTGGACTAAGCACTCACTATTCGACGAAATGGAGAACAACCATGAAGCGTAAGGAGATCACCGAGACTATCGCCAAGGTTGGCGCTGGCACCTTCGCCCTCAACGGCAGCATGTCGCTTATCAACCCCAAGACCGGCGAGGGCTTCGACGTTGATATGGGCGCAACGCTCGCAATCGTTCGCGGCACCCTCGCATGGGTTGACACCCTGCTTGAAGATGACGCGAAGCCAGAGCAGAGCACCGTTAAGCACATGCAAAAGCTGCTCACCTACGTTGGCAGCTCTATCGCCTACGACATTTCGAGCGATGAGACGGAATAGCGCGCAGGAAGCGTTGCCGCTCGATTTCGGCGAACCGCCGATGCCAGACCCCGAAGCATGCGAGTTCGAAACGCTGCGCTGGAAGGGCAAGACCTGCTGCACGTTTCGCGGGCGCGACATTTGGACGAACTGCCGGGAGATAGGGCGCTGCGTATGGAGCGGATGGCACCAACGCGGCAAGGCGTGCGAGTTCGGCGACGAGAAAGACGGTTAGGAGGTGACTACATGCCTACAAGGGAGGAAACGACCGCTGCGCAAGAGCCTATGGCCTTCTTCTCGCACGATTCCAACGCTTCGCAAGACGTGAAGTGCCAACGTCTCATTCATCGCCGGGGATATGACGGCTACGGGCGCTGGTGGCGGCTCTGCGAGTATCTGGCGGCTACCAAGGGGCACCGTATCGCTTTCGAGACGGAGGAAGACGCGCTTATTCTCGCGGGCGTTCTGGGCTTCGGACAGTCTGGCGCGTTCGATGAGTACATGGCGATTGAAGATTGCAAATCCTTTGTCGAAGAGCTGTTGGATATAGGGCTTCTCGAACGCGACGAAGACGGCTTCTTGACGAACTTTCGCATGCTCAAAAACGCGCTTTATTTCGGTCGCCAACGTGCCAACGGGCGCAAGGGCGGAAGACCGCGCAAGAACTCACAGAACAACAATTCAGCAGGTCAGGAGGTGTAAAAGCATGTTTGCCAAACCCAAGGCAAAACCAGTGGTTTTAGGTGTGCTAAACCCACTCGCAAATGGTCGCCTAACCATAAAACAAAACAAAACAAAACAAGACAAGGTGGGTTTTGGTTCCTTGAACCAAAACCAAAACCCACCGTACTTGCTTGTTAGTCAACCTTACAAGCAAGGTTCTTTCTCTTGCTTCTTCTCTTTGCGGTCTTGTTTTGTGCGGCTAATTCGAGCGCCAGCAAAACGGCTTTCCGCAGGTTTTCAACAGAGTTTTCCACAATCGGGCGAACTGGGGGTGAAAGCATGATTGCACCAACAACACGCGACGGCGCGCGCGAGCTGTTCGCAAGCAAGCTTTCCTATGAGCAGATCACGACGAACGACATTCGAGCGCTCGAAGGATTCCTTGCAATCGAGTACGCGCATCATGAGCGCAACGGCGAGCACATGGAAATGCACCCGTGCTATCGCAAGAAGTACCAGCCGCAAATCAACCTTGCCGATGGCGGTAAAGGCATCAAAAGCGCGTTTTTGCGCGTTAGCGGCTTCTACTTCTCAGGCCGTGAAGCTATCTCGTTCAACGAAGACGGATTCATAGGCATTGCGGGCTGGGCTGATGACACGAACGTTCAGCCATTTCTCAGAGCGTTTCACAAGTGGGTTTGTGAGTGGATGATTGGAGTTACCTACCGATGATTGAGACGAAGCACGCGAAGAGCCTTGGCGAGCTTTCGCGCGGTGATGCCGTGGAGCATCCCGACCACTACGCGGGCGACGGCCAGATTGAGTGCATGGACGCTATGCGCTCGATGATGAGCGGCGACCAGTACGCCTTGCCCGCCCAATCGGCCTACTGGTGGGGCTGCGCATTCAAATACCTTTGGCGCTGGCGGCGCAAGAACGGCGTTCAGGACTTGCAGAAGTGCAAGCAGTGCATCGACTACCTGATTTCCGAGACGGAAGGCAAGAAGTGAAGCGCTACCAGATCGTACTTTGCGCCATTGCCACCGCCGCGACCGTAGCCGCGTTCTGGTGCGTCTGTTACTGGGCTTATCAAGCGCTTTTGGCAATCGCGCTGTTCCTAGTGTTTCTCGCGCTTATAGCGCTCACGTTTTAGGAGGTTTCACATGCTGAAAGAAGATAGAGAGATCGAGCAGGGCGCATACGGATGCGCCGCAATCGTCCTGTTTTCCATTCTGGCGCTCGTTGTGAGCATCGCGGTTGGCGTGTTCTTCGGCGCTGGTTTCGGGCTTATCGCCTTTGCCGTGTTCGTCGTGTTCGCGCTCACCTGCGTTATGCGCGCGTTCATGAAGGTTGGCAAGTAGCATGGGCGGCAAGTACGAGGTTCGCGGCGCGATGAGCGGACTTTGCCCGTTCTGGGACGGTCAATTTACCAACTCGCTTGCTCATGCTCTGCTGCTGCTCATCCGATTATCTCTGAAGTACCGAATCGTTGAGTTCAACATCAGGAAAGAGCCGTTGGATTGCGCGGACTGCCACGACGATAACTGCCCTTCGCGGATTCGTGAAAACTGCGAGTGGTCATGATGGGCGTTAAGGTCAAGCGCGGTGCAGATGGCGTTTTCGAGTGCCGGTTGTACCTTGGGCGCAGCATCGACGGCAAGGCGATTCGCCCTTACAAGCGGTTTCCGAATGCGGCAACCGAAGAGGAAGCGCAAGCCCTCGCTGAGACGTGGGCGGCTTACGTGACGGCTGACGGAACGGTTAGAAGCGCCCGCTTGACCGATTTGCTCGAAGACTACGTGCAACTGCGCGAGCGCAACGGAGCAAGCCCGAACAGCATTAAGAGCTATCGGCTGTTTTGCCGCTACGTCGCACGTTATCTGAAGACTGCAAACGCGCGCGATCTTGGCGTTATGGACTTCAACCGCTTTGAGCAACGCTTGCTCATGGCGAAGGACGAAGGCGGGCAAGGTCTTTGCCGCAACAGCGTTATCAACGTCCACAACTTCTTGCGCGGCGCTTATAACCACTTCGTAGACGCTGGCATTTGCGACGCCAACCCGCTGGTGTACGTCGCCAAACCATCGCCGGAACGGCACGAAGCTTCGGCGCTAACCGAATGGGACTTCGAGGGCTTCAACGGGAAGCTAGAGGGCGCGCTTAGCAAGGAGGTCGAGACGAGAGCCGATTACCGCGCCGCCGTCTACGCCTTCGCTTCGTGGCTGTCGCTCGTTACCGGAATGCGCGTTGGCGAGGTCTGCGCGGTGCAGCGCATCGACGTTAAGCGCGCCCTGTCTTACGTCCACGTCGGCGGCAATGTCATTGAGGGCAAAGGCAAGAAGCCTTATCGCCGCAACGTGACCAAAGGCCGCAAGTGCCGCAACATCGCGCTCACGCAAGACGATATCGCGGTCATTGATGCCTTCACGAAGCTTCAGGGCGACGTTCTGGGGCGCTTGGGCGCTGATTGCCCACTGGTGACGCTAGACGGCTCTTACATGCGCCCAACGACGATTTCACGGGCTTTCAGCCGCATACGCGACGCATGCGGACTGCCGCGAGAGATCACGTTTCACAGCCTGCGGCACACGCACGCTTCGTGGCTCATCGCCAACGGCTGCGACCTGAAGACGCTATCGGAGCGCATGGGGCACGCGGACGAAGCAACGACGCTTCGAATCTACGGCCACCTGATGCCCGGACGAGACGCGGCGGCGGCTCAGCTCTTCAGCGAAGCGAAGCGCCGCGCGGCGGGTTAGGAGGTGTGCCAAAGGTGAACCAAAACGCCGTTTTCGGGCATCGCGGCGACCGAGGACGAAACGCGAGATAAACCGCCGCTTTCGACACGGGTTAAGACCGCCCGTGCCAGATAAGAAGTAATTATCAGGCAATCGTGAGAAGGGAGGGTGCCAGTGGAGCCGCAAACGTTCGATTTCAAGCCTGACGCGCCGAAGCTGGGCAAGGAAATGCAAGCGACGTTGGCGAAGACCGAAGCCGCCCTAAAGCAGATGTGGGAACGCGAGAAGCGGGAAGCGCAAACGGTCTACGAGATCACGATTCCGACGCAAACGCTAACCATCTTCGGCAAGGAGCACGCAGAGCACATCTTGCGGACGTTGAAGGGCTTGAAGCTCACTGGCACCTACCGCATCACGAAGAAATGAGGTGCGATGAAAACCATTGAGCTTAACGACGATGACTGGGCGCGGCTCAAACGAAAGCTGATGAACGGCAGCGTTGACGATGCCCTGAAGGACTACACGCCGCCCGTCAAGCTGACGCACGGCACCGAATACATCACATACGAGAAGGAAGGCTACGAAGATGATTCCGAATCTGACAACTGAGCAGCGACGCGAAAACCTCGAAAAGGCGAAGGCAGCACGCCAGCGCCGCGCAGCGATCTTGAAGGGCGTTGCCGATGGCTCTTACAGCGTGCCCGACGTGCTCAACATGGCTGGCACCGATGACACCGTGGCGCGAATGAAGGTCTTTACGCTCATCAAGGCAGCACCGGGCTACGGCTTCGCCCGCACGCAGCAGACCATGCGCAAGCTTCATATTTCCGAATCGCGCCGCCTTCGCGGTCTTGGAGCGAACCAGCGCGCGGCGCTTGTCGAGCTGTTCGGGGGTGGTTCTCGATGATTCAGAAGTTCGTTGACGCGTGGATGAAGAACCGCGATCTCATCCGAAGCTGGCTTGAACCGATATGCCTTAGTTGCGATTACTCAGCTATCGTCAAGGCGACCGTAAGGGCAATTGCGCTTGAAGCGACGGGCAGCTATAGCGACCCTAAGCCGGACTTCGAGAACATCCATGAAATCGACGATGGGTTCTATCAGGGGACGCTTGTTTACGTCATTCCTGAAACTGGCTATCAGCCTAGCGAATACTGGTACGTCCGTGTTTCGTATGGCTCGTGCTGCGGGTGCGACACGCTGCAAAGTGAGCAGATGAACGATAAGGAATCCTGCATCAAGGGCGTTATGACGCTCAGCCTTCATATCGTGCAGCAAATGCGCAGGATGGGCGGCGATGAGGTATGAGCCTTAACAAGATCACGCTTTCGGGCAATCTCGGCGCAGATGCAGAGCTGCGCTACACGAAGAGCGGAAACCCCGTCGTTTCGTTCTCGCTGGCGGTCAATGAGCGCACGCCGAACGGAGACGGAACGTGGGGCGAATACACCAACTGGCCTGATTGCGTCATGTTCGGCAAGCGCGCCGAAGCGCTCGCGCCGTGGCTGCGCAAGGGCACCAAGATTTCGCTTCTCGGACGCATACACACTCGCAGCTACCAGAAGGACGGACAGAGCATCAAGCGCTGGGAAGTGCGCGTTGATGACGTGGAACTGATGCAGTACAAGCGCGATGCGCAATCGCCAGCACCTGCTAACGCAGCCGCGCCCGGTCTTGCGATGGCTACCGGCGACCCGTCGCCCGTTGCGCCAGCGCAACCGGCAGTGCCAGACATTTACGAGGATGACATACCGTTTTAGGAGGTTTACCGATGTTCGATTTCTTGAAGAGGAAGGCGAAGCCGAGTGCGGCGGCTACCGATGAGAGCAAGCCGCTATGGGTTGAGCTGTTCGACACTCAGCCCGTCGATTCCGAAGGTTCGCTTATCGCTCTCGATGACCTCGTTTCATATCGCGGCACACTGCTTCAGGTTGTGGCGATGAGCCACAAGCAGAAGGTTGTGTTGCGCACGCCCGGAAAGAAAAAGGGCGGTTTCTGGGTTGCCGCTTGTAACTGCACGCTCGTTAAGCGCCACGCGCGGAAGGAGAACTAACATGATCGGTCGCAAGATGCGCGCTAAGAAGGTCGCTGAGGGTATCGACATGCCGAAGTACGCACATGAGGGAGACGCGGGGCTTGACCTCCGAATCACCGAGACTGTCACGCTCGAACCGATGCAGAAGTGCGTTGTCGGCTGCGGCCTTGCCGTCGAGATTCCTAGCGGCTGCGTTGGTCTGGTGTTCCCGCGAAGCGGCCTTGCCGCAAAGCAGGGCATCACGCTTTCGAACAGCGTTGGCGTTATCGACAGCGGCTATCGCGGCGAGGTCTGCGCGGCTCTCATCAACCAGAGCTACGAGACGGTTACGATCGAAGCGGGAACGCGCGTCTGCCAGCTTGTCGTGATGCCTTACGTTCCTTGCGAGCTTGTGCCGGTCGATGAACTGAGCGACACCGAGCGCGGCGCGGGCGGCTTCGGCAGCACGGGCGTTGAGTAGGTGACGCGATCTTGAAAGCCAAGGAGTATTTCGAGGGTATCCGCGCCGAGGTGGTGAAGACCGATAGGGCGCGGGATATGCTCGAACGCATGAAGGCAAAAGAAGGTGCCAAGGCGCAGAGCTACACGGAGGGGCGCGGGGGCGGTGAGGTTTCCGATGGGTCGCTCTCGATATTGCAGCGTATCGACTTCGAAGACAGGTTGCAGCAGCGAATCAATGACGCGCAAGGCATGATTGACGAAGCGTGCGAACTGCTTTACGGGCAAGACGGGCGCGGAGGTCTTGCCAAGCTCAAAGGAACCAGATACGCCGACGCAATCTGCATGGGCTATCTTCAGGCGCAGGAATGGGCGGAGATAGCAGACATTATGCAATGCTCGCAGCAATGGTGCCGCGAACTCTGCAAGGCTGGCTTCGCCTACATCGACCGCGTAGGATGGGCGAAATTGAAGAACGCATAAGATTGGCACTTGCGTTCACTTTCCGCCTTCTGCTAAAGTTCGGTACGGTGGATTAGGTAAGGCCACGGGCGGCAGCGCTCGTGGCCTTTTTGTTTGGGGGTGCGCATGGCTAAGGACTTCTCGCGCGCCTTCTACGCTTCCGCTGATTGGGAACACGCCAGAGACGCTGCGCTCACGCGCGACGCTCACCTATGCCAGCACTGCTTGGCTCAGGGCGAGATCACGCCAGCCGTCATGGTTCACCACATCATCGAGCTTACGCCAGCGAACATCAGCGACCCAAGCATTGCGACCGACCCAAGCAACCTCGTTAGCCTTTGCGACCGATGCCATAAGAAGGTGCATGGTTGGATAAGGCAAGGTTCGACACGACAAGGGCTGGCCTTCGACAGCGACGGCAATTTGATATCGCTTGGCGATTGATTCAAAAACGCAACACAACACAGAGCGACCGCGAGAAAGCGGACGCAAAACCGCAGTTAAACCCGCGAGACAATCCCCCCGGTCTGCAAAACGCAGGTGGTGCCTAGGGCACCAACGCCGGGAGGTAATTTCTTGCGCGTGACGGATTTTCGAAAGGGGGTGGTCTTGCGATGACGGCAAAAGTAGGCAATACTTCGAAAGTTTCGCCCGCAGCCGCGGGGAATAGCCCGCCGAAGCGGCGAGTTGCCAAGGAGAAGCGCGTAGAGAGCGAGATTCGAAAGCTGCGCGAGATCACCAAGGGCGCTATCCCCGACGAGAAGCGAAAAACCGTCATGCCGCTGCTTGCGAACCTCGCTTTTCTGAAGGTCAAGCTTGACGATGCCCGCGCCGATCTGCTCTACGAAGATATCTTCACAGAGTATGACAACGGCGGCGGGCAAACCGGGCTGCGCGAGCACCCCGGATTCAGCGCATACAACAAGCTGTTCACTACGTTTTCGCGCGGCGTGAAGCAGCTTACCGACATGATGCCGAACGGCACCGCCGCTGCCGACGCGCTCATTGACTTCATCAATGAAACGCGGTACGGCTAGGGCGAAGTCTAAGGGCGGCTCGTGCGAGCGCGCGATACGCGAATACTTCGGCGGCATACTGAGCGGCGAGATCATAGCGTGCGAGAAGATGAAGCAGGTTGCCGCTCATGTCCTGCGCGACATGGACAACACCGACCCGCTCTATCCGTACCACTACCGCGAAGAGTTCGCGCAGAAGCACGTTCGGTTCATCGAAAGCTTCTGCCGCCTACCGTCCGGGCGCTTAGGGCACGATTTCAAGCTAGAGCTTTTCCAACGCGCCATTCTGTCGGTTGTCTTCGGCTTCGTTGATGCCGAGGGCGTGCGGCAATACCGCGAAGTGCTCTGGATTATGGGGCGCAAGAACGGAAAGACCGCGCTTGCGTCTGCGATAGAGCTTGACTTGCTCGTGAACGACGATGAGGGCGCGCCGGAGGTATACAACGTCGCCACCGCCCACGATCAGGCGGCAAAGGGATTCAACAACGCGTGGCGTATGGTGCTCACAAGCCCCGCGCTGGCGAAGCACATAAGAAAGCGCGTGTCAGACCTTTACTGCGATCTGAACATGGGCACCATCAAGGCGCTGAGCGCCAACACGAACCACCTAGACGGTCTGGACATTTCCGGCGCTATCGTGGACGAGCTGGCCGCGATGAAGAACCGAGACCTTTACGACCTGACGATGCAGGGAACGTCTGCGCGCCGCCAGCCGCTCGTGTTGGAGATCACGACTAACGGTTTCGTGCGAAACAGCATCTTCGATGCGCAATACGAGTACGCGACCAAATGGCTTGACGGCAAGGCGACCGGCGAGAAGGCAGAGCGCTTCATCGCGTTCATCTTCGAGCTTGACGAGCGCGAGGAATGGGAAGACGAAAGCGCTTGGATTAAGGCGAACCCCGGCCTTGGCACGATCAAATCGCTTTCGGCTCTTCGACAGAACGTTTCCAAGGCTAAGGATGATGCGACATACCTTCCCACGCTGCTTGTTAAGGATTTCAACCTCATTGAAAACCAGTCTCAGGCTTGGCTTACGTGGTCTGAGATTCACAACGAAGCCACTTTCGACCCCGGCGACGGAACGTTTACGTATGCCGTGCTCGGCGTTGACGCGGCGGACACGACCGACCTTACCGCCGCTTGCCTTCTCATGCAGCGGCCTAACGATCCGAACTTCTACGCGCTGCACATGGCGTGGATTCCGCTTCGCGCGTTGGAGCAAGCGGAGAAGGAGGGGCGGCGCGGGGGGCGCGACGGCGTGCCCTACGACGCGTGGATTGCGCGCGGGCTTATGCGGACGTGCGAAACGCCCATCATGGACAAGCGCGACGTTCTGGATTGGGTGGCCGAGGTTCAGGACAAGTACGGCATCTATGCCGTCTCTTGCGGCTACGACCCGTGGCACATGCGCGACGTGCCGACCGTGGAAGCATACGAAGACTATTTCGGCGCTGACAACCTGCAAAAGGTCATTCAGGGCGCGCAAACGCTGTCAATGCCGATGAAGGAGCTTCGGGCGCTCTACAAGGAAGGGCGCATCGTGGACAACGCCAACCCGATTGCCGAATGGTGCCGCTCGAACGTCGCCATTCGAACCGACGTGAACGGAAACATTCAGCCGGACAAGAAGAACCAAGACCCGCGCAACCGCATAGACGCGTGGGCTGCTGAGTGCGACGCGTTCATTGCGATGAAGAACATTGCGGACGATTACCGCGCGATGATAGGAGGTTAGAGTTGAGCAGATCACAACCGTTTTTGCGCTCGCTCTTCGATGCGGTGTTCCACCGTCCGCAGATGCAAGCGGTAAACGGCTATTTCTCCACGTTCACGGCATATGCCCCGTCGTTCACGACATGGCAGGGCGGGCTTTACGAAGCAGAGCTTACGCGTAGCATCATCGAGAGCGGCGCAGATCACGCAAGCAAGCTGAAGCCGGAGGTTTCCGGCTCTGCTCAGCCTGTCGCCGCGCGCGCTCTCAGGCAGCAGCCTAACCCGTGGATGACCACGCCGCAGTTCATAAAGCGCATTTGGACGATTCTTCAGGTCAACGACACGGCGCTTATCGTGCCCATCGACGCTGGCGACGGACTTACGATCACCGGGTACTATCCCGTGCTGCCGAGCCAGTGCGAAGCATACGACGTTGACGGCGAGCTTTGGCTAATGCTCACGTTCCCGACCGGCGACAGCGTGCTTGTCGAGTGGTCGCGCGTCGGCGTGATGACGCGCCACCAGTACCAAAGCGATTTGTTCGGCGACGGCACGAACGTTCTTCAGCCGACGTTGGAGCTTATGCACGCTCAGAACGAAGCAGAGCAAGCGGCTATCAATCAGGGCGCGGCAATTCGCTTTATCGGCAAGCTGAGCCAGAACCGAAACGAAGGCGACCAAGAGCGGGCTCGCAAGGCGTTCAACGCTCAGCTTTCCGCCGACAACGCGGGAGGAATCGCGGTATACGACAAGCTGTTTTCGGACGTTGAGCAGATCACGCCGACAAGCTACACGGTCGATGCGGCGCAGATGGAGCGAATAGAGAAGAGCGCTTACCGCTTCTTCGGCTCCAATGAGGATATCGTCACGAACTGCGCGGACGAAGACACCTTCAACAGCTACTACGAAGGACGCATCGAGCCGTTCGCTGTTCAGCTCGGGTTCGTTATCACCTCCATGACGTACACGTCGAACGAGATAGCGCACGGAAACTCAATCATGTTCAGCGCGAACCGACTAGAGTTCGCCAGCAACACGACGAAGCTTAACGTCTCGGTCGCGCTGTTCGACCGTGGAATCTGGTGCGGCAATCAGGTTGCCGATGTTTTCCAATCGGCGCACTACGACGGCGGAGAGCGGCACGTCATACGCGGCGAGTACATCGACCTTGCGCTCATCAGCGAGCACACGGCGGAACAGGCGGCGCAGGCCGCAGAGACGAACGCAAACATAGCCGCTATCGACGCGAGCAGCGGCGTTGGAACCAGCAAGGAGGTAGACGATGCCAGCGAAACCGAGTGAGCGGCAATACCGTTCCCTTGCCGTGCCGCTCAACGTGCGGACGGCTGACGGAAGCGCGAACAAGCGCTTTGACACCGATTACTACGTCGAGGGCTACGCATCGACATTCAACGACCCATACGTGCTTTTCACCGACTGGGACGGCAACGAGTATCGCGAGATCATCGACCCCGGCGCTTTCGACGGCGCGGACATGAGCGACGTTATCATGCAGTACGACCATACGGGCAAGGTGCTTGCGCGCATGAGCAACAACACGCTCATTGTCGAGCCTGACAAGCACGGGCTTTTCATCGCGGCAGACCTTAGCGGATCTCAGGCCGCGCGCGACCTTTACGAAGAGATTACTAACGGCCTTATTACGCGCATGTCGTGGGCTTTCAGCGTGGGCGCGGACGAATACGACCGGGACACGCACACCACGACCATTACGCGCGTCAAAAAGGTTTTCGACGTGTCGGCGGTGAGCCTTCCGGCTGACCCCAATACGGAGATTTCAGCAAGAAACCTGCTCAACGGAGTGATTGAGCAGTCGCGCAAGGAGCTTGCGCGCCGTAAGAGTGCCCTTGCAATCGCGAGGGCGACGCTGGCAATCGCCAAGAGCAGAAAGGTTTAGGACAATGGACGAAATGACTATGGATGACCTGCTTAACGAGCTTCAGGGGCTTATCGACAAGTACAAGCCCGCCGATGACGGAACCGAGACTGAGCCGACCGAGCAGGACGCTGAGCGCATGAGCGCGCTTACCGCCGAGATCGAGAAGCGAAACGCATCCGCAGCGCAGCGCCGCGACAGCCACGCCGCGACCGTCGCCGCTGCGCGCG